CCGCAAGCCCGCCCACGTCCTGAACGAAGGTCGCGCGTTTTGAGACCGCCGAAGCGGTCTTTTCGACACTTGGAGCCATACTAACGGCAGCGCGCTTGACAGACCGTAAACGGGCTACCTGCCTAACGTGGCGCCTGTGTCGAGACCCGGGGGGCTAGGGGGGCTTCGCCCCCGCTCCGCCCCCCGGGGGACCCCCCTCACCCCCCTTTTTTTCTGCGAACAAAAGAGGGCATGCGATACACGCGCCTGACAACGAATGCGTCAGACCCAGTGAACCGGAACCGTTCCGGGAACTTAAGCGCGGTATTCGCGAAGGATAGCACGCGGCATGCGCGTCTCTTTAGGGCCGGGATCAATCTCCCGGATGCGGGCGCGATAGTCCGCCACTTCCCAATGGGCGGGGTCCCAGCCGAACTTGTCGCCGGGACCATCAGGCCCACCCCATGTGAGGGCAAGCTTATCCGATTTCTTGAGCGTAGCGTTCACACGATCAAGGGCGAGGCGCCCCAGCACGGCGATGAATTGCCATTCCTGCGGCGTCAGGTTCCAGTGATAGACGCCGTGGACGATATCCACGGCCTCACCGATATTATGCGCAGAGCGCGGCCAACGGGCCTTGGAGACGCCACCCTCAACCAGCTTATTTTGCTGGTCCCGGGTCCGAAATGCGGAATGGACATAGAGCGGAATTTGCCGCTTGCGGCCATATTCAACCACCAGCGCGGCCCACCGCATCAAACGAGGATCGACAGACTGCCAGTCGGCAAGATCACCGTGCCTGGTGTAGGCGCGCCCGACCCAATAGGTCGGCGCGCGCAACCGTTGAGGAACATCCCAAGTCGGCCCATCAACGGGATCATCGAGGAAACGAAGCGACGCGCGCGCAGGGTCGGGATTTTCATGCAGCGCCGCCCGGAAGAGGTCTTGGGGGGTCGTGAGACCCCCCGCAACGTAGCGCTGCCACCAGCGCGTCAGGACTTGGCCCGGCTTCATTCGGACCCCCCCTCAGCAGGAGGTTGAGCCGGGGCGGGAGCCGGAGCAGCGGACGGATCGGCGCGAACCTGCATTGACCGCTGCACGTCTTGCAAACGCCGACGCTCCGAGCGAATTTCGGAGATCGCCGCCCGCCGCTCAATCTCAAACGCCCGGCGGGCGCGAGTGACCTCGAGCAGGTTGCCGCTTTCATCCGGGAGGCGGTCGATATTGGTAAACACCTCACCCGAGGCCCGAACCGAGGTCGGATCGGGCACGAAAAGAAACACCCGCAGGCCGTCCTCGCCCGCTACCGTGAACGCACCCGGTTCCGCCAAGTCGAGGTCGAATTCCGGCGCGATGCCCGCGAGGACTTCGACGCCCTCGCTTTCGAGATAGAGCGCGGCGGGCGCGGAGAGCCGCAGCCACAGCCGCCCCTTGCGGAACGGGATTTTTTCATTGGCTTTCACTTCCTTGAACGAAAACATGTTGAATTTCATGGCACTTACTCCCCTGCGCCTTCAATGGCGGCATAGTCATCGGAGTTTTCGGCGAGGACATCGCCGATCTGGGTCAGACCCACGATCCGCACATCATGGCGACACACAAATTCGAAAGCGTCGGCCTGCGTGTCCGCAAACACGTCATGCGGAAACGGGGAGGGGGCGAGATAGTGCGTTTCCGAGAACGTCGGATCGACGATTTCGGTTTGCCAAATCGCCGAACGGTTTTCGGTCCAGCCCGCACCGGGCGTGGCCTGATAGAAATTGCCACCGAGCCGCGTGAAATCGCGGTTCCACACGTCATTCATCGGCTCATAAGCGTAGAGACCGCCCGGGGTGGTGTGTTTCGCGTCAATCCGCGAATTCAGCACGAGGTCCACAGGCTCGGGCCGCTGGATATCCCGCAAAGCGTTGGGCAGTTGGTTGAAGTCGGTAGCCGACAACCACACATCGGCCATGCGCTCGTCCACACGGTTCGGCAGCAGTTCGGCGGTGACGATCACCACACCGCCCACATCATTGCGCGGGACATTCAGGCGCAACATGCCTTCGACAGCACCCTGCGTCACGGACTTGTCGAGATTGGCCGCATCGGTCGCGAAGCGCTCAGCATAGTCGACCTTCACACGCTGCGACCCGAGCAACCACGGGCGCTTGAACTGATCTTGCGGAACCGAAAGGCCCTGCATGAGCAGCGCAACGATAGTGTCCTCATTGTCGAAGCCCGTAGCATCATTGCCCGCATAGGCGGTGCGAAGCTTCGCAAACGCCTGCGTGGTGCGGGCCTTGTCGATATCCGCCAGAGTGACGCCCAGCTTTTGCCCGGCCAAGTTGCCGAAAATCTCCGATTGAAGATCGGACCCGATATCGAACTGCAGAACGCGCGCGGCGCTATTGACGCTGATTTCGAAGTGTTGGGTGCTGGCGACCGCGCCGGGCGTGCCGGACCCAGTACCCGTGCCGAGGCGGCGAATGCCCTCAATCGGGACCTGTCCGGCGAGAACGTCCAGATCGAGCGCGCCAACAACAAGCGCGCGCTCATAGTCCGGCACCATCCGGGCGCGACGTGCCGAGGGCCAGAACGCCGGGGGCAGGGTGGTCGCCTCTGCGATATCCTCGGAGGCGTATTTCCGCCGTTCGAGCCGCGAAGAATGCGCGGCCAGCCGGAAGTTGTAGATCAGCGCGAAGCTGTCGATCAGATCGGAATTGATTTCCGAACCGGCGGGCACATGCAGCCCCAGCGTCGTGAAGAACTCGCTGGCAGCAGCGGTCGCGAAGGCGGCACCATTGATAACCGTATAGAAGGGCGGCGGAGCGCGATCAGCCGCGCCCAGCGATTTGATGGTTTCACCCGTCATCGCATGCATGAGTTCGTCGCGACCGGGGAATTGGGGCAGGGCGGATTTGGGAACAAACCACGCCTGCACATTCACGAAGGTCTCATTCAACAGGGGCTTGGGCATTTCGCCCAAGAGGAAATTGAACGAAACCGACCCCGACGCGCTGTCGCCCGGCAACAGCGGAAAATAGGACATCGGAACGACCACGCCAGCGCGCGCGCTGGACATGGTGACGGAACTTTCAACGCGCGTGGAATGCGAGAATTGAACGGGCGTCGTGGATTGACGAGCCATGAGTTATCCTTTCGAGAAGATCAGTGGAAACGCACCAACGGGCCAGCATGGCGCGTGGTGTGATAGTTTCCGAAGGTGTAGGGCTTGGGAGCCTTGGGCTTGGACGGCTCCAAAGCGTAATATTTCCCGTCAACCTGATGAACGGGAACGCCAGCGGCTTTCAGCCGCTCAGCCTCTTTATGATCGAGAGCACGCCCGATTGTGGTGCTAACGGCATCAATGACACCCGCACCACCGCCAACGGCGGAAACGACTTCACCCCCGGCATCCTCGAAGGTTTGACCGTTCGAGGTATTGCCGGAGCCAACAAACGGAATACCAAACAGCCTGAAGCCGGGCACCCCGTCCTTGTTGGCCTTTAGAACAGGGTCATTATCCCCGCCGATATCATAGCCATAGCGATCACGACGAGCGGGACCAACAGGTATACGATCAGAAGAAAGCGCAGCATTCGAACCTCGCTCAGCAGCACCGCCTTGCATGACAGTAACAGCTTCCCGCCCCAGAGGGGAACCCCCGCCGACAGAAGTCGGCGCGAATACCACGCCAGAACGTGCTTGATCGAGTTTGATTTTGGCGAGGTCGAGGTTGAGCTGATCGGCCTTGCGCTTGTTTTCGCGCTCCAAACGCGCCTCAGGCGAAAGCTCTTGCAAGCCCTCAGCAATATCTTGGAGCGACGACAGGGGCGACACACCGCCGCCCATCTGCTGAAACCCGGCATGAGAGCCGTATTGCAGCATGGTCAACGGGTTGAACCCGTATTGATCGGCGGCGTCCCGAGCGCCACGCGCTTGGGACACAATCTGGTCGTGCGGCGACATGGTCTTGTCTTTTTTGCCGAACAGACCGGACAACCCGCCCAGAGTTTGCACGCCAGTAGCAGCCGCGGAGAGAAAGCTCATACGCGCACCCCGCGAACAGGATGACGCAGGAGACCGCGCGGAGCACGAGGACGCGGCACGGACGGAACACTCGGCCAAAGCTTGCGCAATTTGGCGCAGAGGTCCGAAGGCGTGATCCAGAACATATCACACGCGAATTGCGCCGCCTTGGGAAGGTCGGCATCCGCGTCGAAAATATATTCCTCGCAGCGCGTGTAGATGATCAGCCACTGCAACGCATCATCCAGCGTTGCAACGGACATGGGAGAAGGCGCGCCCATCAGAGCGCGCCTTGCACACGCGGAATTTCCCGAGCGCCAAGCCCGAAGAAATCCGCGATTTCACGCCGAGCCTCATCCGGCGAAACAGCGTCAACCGCGTGAAGATCGACCTCATAGCCTTTGCCGACCAATTCACGGCACAAGGCCAGAGCGTCCGCATGTTCAACAAGCGTGACACCGTACGAACGGCCCCGCGCCGTGACGATCACATCGTAACGGGTCATCACACACCCCCCACGATACCCGCGCAAAACGGCGCGTGAAACTCGGGAAAGGTCATCGCCAGCAAGGTGCCAAGCACACCGAGCAGCGGGGGAAGCGCAACTTTAAGCGCCGTGGACGAGAACGATTTCATGGAAAACCTCCGTGAGCGGAATTGCTCAATCGGAGGTAAGCACAAGTCCCATAATCGGTATTATGTAAATTTAATTACACCACAGAGCGCCATTTCAGGCCTTGTATCCTGCACGAATCCGATGAAAGCCAGATTAACCGGCCGTTTCCGCCGCCAAGCCCACCAGTGTCAGGCACAGATCGGTCGCCTGTGCCATATCCTGCACCGAGACCCATTCCTGCGGGCCGTGGATGTTCTGCATGCCGGTGAACAGATTGGGCGTCGGCACGCCGAACTCGGTCAGGCGCGAGCCATCGGTGCCGCCAGCCAATAGCGCATGTTGCGATATTGCGGAGTGATCTCGCAGCTGATCTGCGCGCGCGGTTCGGTCGCCTGAATGGCGGCGCAGACCTGCCGCAGCAGCGCGCCCTTGTCGGCCAGACCGTCACGTTCGAAATCGCGCAGGATGAAGGAGATCTTCATTTCCGACGAACCGCCGGTCATGTCCATTGCGTGGATGAACCCCTCGCGGCCGTCGGTTACCTCGGGCGTCATCGTGGCCTGCGGCAAGGTTGCGATCAGCTTGGCCGCCAGATGGATCGCGTTCACCATCTTGCCCTTGGCCTGTCCCGGATGGATCGAAACGCCGGTGATCGTGACTTCGGCGCCATCGGCCGAAAAGCTTTCGTATTCGATTTCACCCACAGCGCCGCCGTCGAACGTATAGGCGAAATCGGCGCCCAGATCGCGCGGCAGCTCGGCGCCCACGCCATGACCGATTTCCTCGTCGGGTGTGAAAGCAATACGGATCGGCCCATGCGGAATTTCGGGATGCGCCAGCAGATGACGCGCTGCCGTCATGATGATCGCAACGCCCGCCTTGTCATCGGCCCCCAGCAGCGTCGTGCCCGAGGCGGTGATGATGTCATCGCCCTGTTTCTGCGCCAGATAGGGAAATTCGGCGGGCGACAACACCAGTGCCGGATCGTCCGGGAAGCTGATGTCACCGCCATTATAGCCGCGGATCACCCGCGGTTTCACACCTGTCGCGTTGAACTGGGGCGCGGTATCGACATGCGCCAGAAAGCCGATGGTCGGGCCCGGCACAGTTCCCGGAATCGTTGCCAGAACAACGCCGTAGTCGGTCAACTTCACGTCCTGCGCACCGATTTCAGCCAGTTCGGCCTGCAGCATCCGCAGCAGATCAAGCTGGATCGCGGTGCTGGGTGAGGTGGACGATCCGGCAGCGCTCTGGCTGTCGACCGCGGCATAGCGGCAAAGCCGGGTTTCAAGCTCGGTATC